ATAAGATAAAGATAAACAAATCAAAACCCCAACTCGTATTCATGTTCATGCTCATGTTCATGTTGTTCTTGCATGTATGCGTATATAGGCGTAGGCGCGTTACGCGGGTATAAAATAAACCCCTTTACTTCTAAAGTAATTAAAGTATATTAATAGGTAGGTATTAAATAATTAATACCGTTAATTAATAAAGGTAAATAAAAATGGTTAATAAAAGTAAAGTTAGTACCGTAACTATAAACGGTAAAGCCTATAACCTAACCGCTAAAATAGCGGTAGCTAATACGGCTAGGCTAGGGGTTAATAACGCTTATATAGCTAATAGTATTTACGGTATAGCTACCGTAGGTAATATAGTTAATAAAAAAGCCTACCCTAGTATTAGGGTAGCTAGCGCTATTAAAACTAGCGCGTTAGCTAAAGCGGGCGTAACGCTAAATAGCTTAGTATTTAGTAAAAGCGGGCTAGGCTACTTTTTAAAGGCGGGTAATATAACTATTACTAGCTAAAGTAAAGGGCTATTAAACCCCGCTAACTTAACGGCTAGCGGGGTTTTTTAATAGGGGCTAGGGGTAAGTATAGGGGTTAAAAGTAAAAGGGTTTAAAACGTCTATAACTAAGCCTTAACGGTAGCCCCCACCCCCCTTATAGCAGTAGTTGTAGCGTTAGCTAAAGCGGTAAGTTTTGGAGAACCATTGTCCATGGATATTGAATTTTGCAAATTTGCCTTTACTAACTGCTTCAAATAAAGTTATCATTACATAAAATTTTGCAAAATTTTTAGGAGAAAAGATCATGGCTATTGGCTTAACAAACTGGTTTAAGAAAACTTTCCTAGACTACGAAGAAAAAACTGTCCGCAACCGAACCAAGAAAGGAAGATACGTAGCAGACGACCCCACCACAAAAAACATAAACGAAGCCTACAAGACTGTTATCAAACCTACGGCTACACCTACGCGAAAGAAATGAAACTCGCCCTAGTTTTAGGTGCTGCCCTTTTTGTTTCAATTATGGTGAACATAGTTATGTTCACTAAATTGGACAAAGCAAAAATAGAACTACAAACAGCCATCAGTAATCAGGCTGTCTTGGAGCGCACTATACAAGATCAAAATGAACAAATTGTAAAAGCCCTAGAATCGGCAAAAAAGACTCAAGCTCAAATTCAAAACCTGAACACCCAATATTCTCAAAGCCAAGCACAAGTCACCAATTTAAGAAATAAGTTTGCCAAACACAATCTCGAAGGCATGGCACTAGCCAAACCTGCGTTATTAGAGGGCAAGATCAATAAAGCCAGTGCCAGAGTAGTGGCTAACTTAACTACAATCACTAATCCAGACCAATTTGATGAAAAAGCTACTGATAATACCGCTACTACTAATTAACGGTTGCTCCGCTTATTCACTTTTAGGTGAACTGGCAGACAGACAACCTCAAACAAAGCCTGTGGAAGTGGTTACAGTGGCAAAAAGAGCGCCAATTTACCATCCACCACTCCCAGAACCTATTGAATCGGCTGCAATTGAGTGGAGAATACTCTCTCCAGATATAATGCAAACCTATTTAACAGCAATTGAAGCTGGCGAAGAGCCAAGAGTCGCGTACTATGGACTGACTTCCCAAGGTTATGAGAATTTAAGCATGACAATGGGTGAAATTACCCGATATATAGAGCAAATACTACATATTGTAGGATATTACAAAGATATTGATGAAGAAAATGAAGAAGAATAAAATTGAATATTCTATACTTGCACTAGGCACTTCTCCATTAGTGCTTAGAGCTAGATAGAACCACACTTGTCACTACTATCTGTCTAGCTCGTTATGAAAGAAACATTTATAAAAGATTTCGACATACTTTCTCAACAGGAGAAAGATGAAGCCTTTGCATTAATCAATCGTTATGAGCAGATAGACACTCAAGATGCGTGTCGTCAAGATTTTATGCAGTTTATTAAATATATATGGGGTGGTTTTATAGAAGGTCATCACCATAAAATCATTGCAGAAAAGTTCAACAGGATTGCAGAAGGCAAGCTCAAAAGATTAATAGTTTGTCTTCCGCCAAGACATACAAAGTCAGAGTTTGCTTCAACTTATCTTCCAGCTTGGATGATGGGACTGAATGGTCAATTAAAAATTATTCAATGTACGCATACAGCAGAATTAGCTGTTCGTTTTGGTCGTAAAGTTAGAAATTTAATAGACAGTGATGAATTTAGGTTTATTTTTCCAGAGCTCAAACTACAAGCAGACAATAAATCGGCTGGTCGATGGACAAGTAACATGGAAGGTGAGTTTTTTGCTGCTGGCGTAGGTGGCGCTATTACAGGTCGTGGTGCTGATCTGCTTATCATTGACGACCCACACTCAGAGCAAGACGCATTATCACCCAAATCATTAGAGTCGGCTTATGAGTGGTATACATCTGGACCTAGACAACGATTACAACCCGGTGGAACTATTGTCATTGTAATGACTCGTTGGAGCACCAAAGACTTGGTTGGTCAACTGCTAAAGAAACAAAACGATGAATATTCAGATCAGTGGGAAGTGGTGGAATTTCCAGCAATTATGCCAGAAACTGAAAATCCATTATGGGGCGAGTTTTGGAAAAAAGAAGAATTATTGGGCGTTAAAGCATCTCTGCCTGTGTCCAAATGGAATGCGCAATGGATGCAAAACCCTACAGCCGAAGAAGGCTCAATTGTCAAAAGAGAATGGTGGAATAAATGGCAAGAAGAAAAAGTACCAGCCTACAATTATGTTATACAAAGTTATGACACAGCTTTCTCTAAAAAAGAAACTGCTGATTACTCTGCAATAACCACTTGGGCTATCTTTGAACATGAAGACGACCAAACGCCAAACATAATACTTCTCGATGCAAAAAGAGTTCGTTACGACTTCCCAGAGCTCAAAAGATTGGCGTGGGATGAATATAAATATTGGGAACCAGACTGTATTTTAATTGAAGCTAAAGCGTCTGGAACACCTTTAACACAAGAATTAAGACGAATGGGAATACCAGTAACATCTTACACTCCCAGCAGAGGTCAAGATAAAGTTGCAAGAATGAATAGTGTTGCACCAATTTTTGAATCTGGTATGGTTTGGGCTCCAGATGAAGTATTCGCAGACGAAGTGAGAGAGGAAATGGCAGCGTTTCCTTATGGAGATCACGATGACTTCTGTGATAGCGCGACAATGGCGTTGATGAGATTTAGGCAAGGTGGTTTTCTATCTTTGCACGAAGATTATCAAGATGAAGTAAAATTATTAAGAAAAAATAGAGTAGTGTATTATTAATGATAGTTTTTTTAAAAAAAATAAAGTCTTATTTTTTGCCCCCAAGAGACAAAAAAGCCAGAACATTGGTTTTACCACCTTACATCGACCTTCGCTCTGGCAAAAAGATGCGAAACACGCTTCTAAAGTGATAGACTATATTTAATATGGTTGTAGAGAGAAAATTAGGCACAGAAAATGATCCAGATATTATAGAATCTGGCTCTAGCATTGAAATCATACCAGAACAAAGCAGACAAGAAGCGCTAAAAGAAGCATTAAGCATTGTTGTGTCTGGAGATGATGTTATGTTAGACAATGAAATGGCTGAAGAAGAGCCTGTTGAAGAAGATTTCTTTGCTAATCTTGCAGAAACATTAGATGAAGAAACGCTATCAAAACTATCATCTGACCTATGTAGCTCAATTAAAAACGACCTAGAATCAAGATCAGAGTGGGAAAAAACCTATATAGATGGCTTGAAATACTTAGGCATGAAGTTTGATGAAAGTCGATCACAACCATTTGAAGGATCTAGTGGCGTAATACACCCAATACTTGCTGAAGCTGTTACACAATTTCAAGCTCAAGCCTATAAAGAGCTTTTACCAGCTAAAGGTCCAGTTAAAACCCAAATTATTGGCATGAGAACTGCTGAAACGGAATCTCAAGCTGAAAGAGTGCAAGAGTTTATGAACTATTACATTATGAATGTAATGCAAGAATATGACCCAGAGCTTGACCAACTACTCTTTTATTTACCACTAGCTGGTTCAGCATTTAAAAAGATATATTTTGACTTTGTATTAAAAAGAGCAGTATCAAAGTTTATTCCACCTGAAGATTTGATTGTGCCTTATGAAGCGTCAGACATGTATTCAGCAGAAAGAATTACACATGTCATCAGTATGTCCAAGAATGAAATTAGAAAACAACAGTTATCTGGTTTCTATGCAGATGTGCCAATACCAGATGAATCTTACGAAGAAAGAAGTGAGATCACTACTGAGATAGATGAAATCGAAGGTGTGGCTCCAGATTACACTGAAGACAGAAACAGAACCATATATGAAGTGCATACAATCTTAGACATAGAAGGTTATGAAGATATGGGTGCAGAGGGTGAACCGACTGGACTAAAATTACCTTATATTGTGACGATTGACGAGCAAGCCAATACAGTGCTTGCTATTAGAAGAAATTATAACCCAGAAGACACAGATAAAAACAAAATTAATTACTTCGTGCAATACAAATTCTTACCCGGTTTAGGATTCTATGGTCTAGGTCTTTCTCATATGATTGGCGGTATTTCAAAAGCAGCCACATCTATACTGAGACAATTGATAGATGCTGGAACGCTTGCTAATTTACCTGCTGGCTTTAAAGCCAGAGGTATGCGTATAAGAGATGAAGCAGAGCCATTACAACCCGGTGAGTTTAGAGACATCGACACGACTGGCGGATCTCTTAGAGAGAATTTAATTCCATTACCCATTAAAGAGCCTAGTAATGTATTGATGCAATTGCTTGGCTTGTTAGTTGATTCTGGAAAAAGATTTGCGTCAACTGCTGATATGAATGTAGGCGAT